GTGGTAAAAATCTTTTCATTTTGACACACTATAGTCTAAAGACTATTTAGACACTTAGAAGATTGACCCGCTTGCCAATTATGTAAAGTTCTGTTACTATAAATAACGTTAGTGAGATCTTGATCTCAACACAATTCAAAGGACTCGAAAGGATCGCCCTCCTCTGAAAACTGCTCTTAAACCAAGACCTATAGGCAGTATAATACTTCGTCTTTTATCCACCAGTGAGGGATTGGTGGAAATAAGTTTCGCATCTACCCTTGATGCCCTACTTACAAACGTCTTACTAATGACAACTCTTTCAAAACAAGGCAGAAGTGGTCTCCTACAAGGATGGCCAGAATTCTGCGAATGGGTAACTTCAACAAACAATCGTCTTTATGTTGGTTGGTTCGGAGTACTCATGATTCCATGCTTACTCGCTGCAGCAGCATGTTTCATCGTTGCTTTCATAGCAGCACCTCCTGTCGATATCGACGGAATTAGAGAACCTGTAGCTGGATCATTCTTATATGGAAACAACATCATCTCAGGAGCAGTCGTCCCAAGCTCAAACGCAATCGGACTCCACTTCTACCCAATCTGGGAAGCAGCAACAGTTGATGAATGGCTCTACAACGGAGGCCCATATCAACTCGTCATCTTCCACTTCCTCATCGGTATTTCTGCTTACATGGGACGCCAATGGGAACTTAGTTACAGATTAGGTATGAGACCTTGGATATGCGTTGCATATTCAGCACCAGTATCTGCAGCATTTGCTGTATTCTTAGTGTATCCTTTCGGACAAGGTTCTTTCTCAGATGGTATGCCACTAGGTATTTCTGGAACATTCAACTTCATGTTTGTATTCCAAGCAGAACATAACATTCTTATGCACCCATTCCACATGGCTGGTGTTGCTGGAATGTTCGGAGGATCTTTATTCTCTGCTATGCATGGATCACTCGTAACTTCATCTCTTATTAGAGAGACAACAGGTTTAGAGTCACAGAACTATGGTTACAAGTTCGGACAAGAAGAAGAAACATACAACATCGTAGCTGCACACGGTTACTTTGGTCGTCTTATCTTCCAGTATGCTTCATTCAACAACTCAAGAAGTCTTCACTTCTTCTTAGCAGTATTCCCTGTAGTTTGCATATGGCTAACTTCAATGGGTATTTGCACAATGGCATTTAACCTAAATGGTTTCAACTTCAACCAGTCTATCGTAGATAGCAGTGGTAAGATTGTTCCAACATGGGCAGATGTCTTGAACAGAGCAAACTTAGGTATGGAAGTAATGCATGAGAGAAATGCACACAACTTCCCACTAGACCTAGCATGTGCTGAGTCTTCAACAGTTGCTTTGACTGCACCTTCTATCGGTTAATAAATAAGATTGAGACATCGTTCGTGCGGTCTCTACAATCGGAACAACCCAAAGACCTCTTCGGAGGTCTTTTTTTTATGCCTTGACATTTCTTAAATCACATGATACTGTGTGAGAAGAAATTATCACATACATGAAAATTTTTCTTGACACAGCAGACGTTGATCTGATTGGTAAGTATTACGAATCGGGATTGATTGATGGTGTCACAACAAATCCAACTCTAATTAGAAAGAGTGGTAGAGATCCAGAACAAGTATATAAAGAACTCACAATCATTGGTGTTGATGATATTAGCATGGAGATTGTGACAGATGATTACTTTGAGTTTCTTCAAGAAGGTCGAAGACTTCATGACAAATTTGGTGAAGTCACAACAATTAAAGTGCCTTGCACACCAGATGGACTTAGGGGCTGCAAACTCCTCTCAGAGGAGGGAATCCGAGTAAATGTTACTTTGATATTCAGTCCTGCTCAAGCGATACTGGCGTCGAAGGCAGGCGCTGCCTACGTCTCGCCTTTCGTTGGTCGAGTAGATGATAATTCATTTGATGGATTAAATCTGATCAAACAAATTGCAGACATATATGAAGTTCAGTCAAAACTATATAATTTTGTTGATACAGAAATTTTATCCGCATCCATCAGAGATGTGGGAAGTGTAAGTAAGTCTTTTGAATATGGAGCAGGCATCGTTACAATGCCACCATCAATATTTGAAAAGATGTACAATCATATTCTGACCGACAAAGGTTTAGATCTTTTCCAAAAAGATTGGGAAACAGTAAATGCACTCAAAATTTAAATGAAATTCACCGTTTATTCTAAGGAAGGATGTTCCTTTTGTAAAAAAGCAGAACAGATGTTAGATATAGCTAAGGTTGATTATGTGGTTTATAAACTCGGAGATCATTTCACTAAAGAAGGATTCATATCTGAGTTTGGAAATTCATCATTCCCAAGAATTACGGTGGATGGTAAATTAATTGGAGGGTGCTTAGACACCTTCAGATATCTAGAGGAGAAAAACTTAGTTTAATGGAAGACATTTACACAATTGTAGATAAAGCAATTGACATTGCATTTGAAGAAAGTAAATTTCATTTAAAGTTCTATGATTTTATGAAGTCCTGTAAAACAACAGGAGTGGGAGCAAAAGAGTTTAATCAAAGTTCAACTGCAAAAGAATTGAATGAACTCATTGACGAACTTAGTGAGTACATCAAAGGTGGTAAAGACAATAACCATCAAGTTTTAAGAGAGGCCTATGGTCATCTTGGAAAACCAAATGCAAGAAAAATTAGAGATTATTTTAATGGAATTTTAGAGGATGCTCAAAGATACGAAAAAGAAAGACGAAGAGGAAGACGTAAAACTAAAACTAAATAAAGGCGTTGAACTTATGTTACAACGTAGGAGGAAACCGCCAAAAAAGTTTAACTTAAAACAATTAATTCAAGGTAACAACGTGTTAGCAATAGCATTAACTTTTGGCACTCTCGTTGCAGTGCTTTTTCTCTGTGTTGGTGGTATAATAGGATGGTTATACAAAGAACATCAACAGAGATACAACATTTCTGATATGCATCCTGAGATGTATGACTTGAAAGGCAATGTAATTCCAGATGAAATTATTGCCTTTCGATTTGAGAACTTAAACTTTGATAGTGAAATTGACGAAGAATTATGACTACAACACATCCCGAATTGGGAGAACAAAGATTACCACCTAACCCATTATTGAGTGAGGTGTTGGCATTAATATCAAAACAAAAAACAAAGGCTAAAAAGATTCAAAAACTAAAAGAAAATGAATCTCTACATCTTAAATCTGTTTTGATTTGGAATTTTGATGAGTCTGTGAAATCAATGCTTCCAGACGGTGATGTTCCATTTGAAAAGAATGCTGCACCAGCAGGCACAGAACATACATATCTTGCCCATGAGTGGAAGGTATTATATAATTTTGTGAAAGGAGGAAATGATACTCTTCGACCTATGAAGAGAGAACAACTTTTTATGCAACTTCTAGAAGGTTTGCATCCTGATGAAGCAGAGATTATCTGTTTGGTTAAAGATAAAAATCTAAAGAAGAAATATAAATTGACTCGTCCAATCGTTGAAGAGGCATTTCCTGATATACAATGGGGTAATCGAGGATGACTCAAACAAAAGGTGCAAAGGAAGTTCAAACTTATTGGTCTCTGAAGGAAAAAGAGACTCTTCCTGATAAGTATTCAACAGAACTTTTGGTTGAAAATTGTAACAAAGAAGAAGAAAGGAATCCACAGTTTCCTCTTGATGCATACATAGTCACATATAAAGATTCAAACGGCGATGTCAGAAAAGACATTGTTCGTGCCAGTGCAAAGGTGAATCTGTTTGATATGTATTACGATAAGTTTGGAGCTAATTCTTTAATTTCAATGGATTATGGTTATGGAACTGTGAATCCAAAATTATATGGTCTTAAAGCACCAAACAAACCAAAGAAAAGAAACAGGAGGAGTGTATGAGTGGCGACGTAGGATTAGATAATGAACCCATTATTTTTTATAGCAAAGAAATGACCAGATCAAAAATGATTGTTCTAAAACATAAGGGGATAAAATTTAATCTTTACAACAAAGTCATGAAGACAATGAGGGAAAATTATGAGTGATGAAATTAGAAATCAAATCAATGACATCATAGAAGGTGAAATACAGAATGGAATTAACGACTATTTGGAAGAGAAACAAGAAAAAGAAAAAGATCAGGGAATGGGTTTTGTCACTTCAGAAGAAGCAAAAGAACTCAAAGTCAAAGTATCCAACGATGAAATAGATAGGATTATTAAACAATATAAAAAGATAAAGAAACAACAGAAATCTAATTTGTTTCAAGTTAAGAAGATGGGATTACTAGGTAAAGATGGGAGGCCGTTGAATGGATAAAGAAAAGTTAAAGATAATATTAAAAGACTTGAAAAATGTGGTAGGTGCGTTAGAATCTGAATTAGATACAAATAAAGAGACTTGTTCTGATCTTGATTATGAAAAGATTTACCCTTATATTACAGACTATGATGAAGTTTTCATGGATGAAGAGTGACGATCCTCGTTACTCAGAAGAAAAACAATTACTAAGACAGGCTTGTTTTAGATCTCTCATACATCATCTTGAGGATCACACAAGAGCAGTCTTTGAGTTTGCTACCATTTGGTGTGATGAACATGATACAATAGATGGTATTGAACAAGGTTTTCAAGATTACCTAAGATCTTACGCAGAGAATGCTTATGCCAACAGTTAAATTAGTATCCATCACTCCTGATGCGGAGAAGACAATGGCATATATTGCCAGAGTATCTAATCCAAATAATCAGGACAATGATAATTTCTCTGGACTTTTAAAGTACTGTATTAAACATCAACATTGGTCTGTGTTTGAACAGTCTTCAATGACATTAGAGATTGAAACTAGTC